AATATCTTTTCTGGTACTTCTTTAGCTACTGAGTACAGAGGTATTGCAAATGAATTCCAAAGAATCTGGCAAGATAAACTAATGGAACATAAAATGGACATTGAACATGCGATGTTACTTGGGTATGGTAGAAATGATAGTGCTCAAACATCTGATGGTTCTGCTCCAGTAAGAACAAGTTGGGGTATCTTACCTTACACTGAATCTTATGGAAAAGTATACAATATGTCTTATGCTTCATCAGGTTATGATGCTTTCTTAGATGCTATGGAAGACTTTTTTGCAGTTGAATCTGGTAACAGTGGAGACAAATTAGTATTAGCTTCTAGAAAAGTTATTACCTACTTGAATAAATTAGGTAATGGAAGTTTTATAAACAATACTGTAGGTTCATCTCAATATAGAATGGATATACAAAATATACCAGGTGCTTTTGGGCATACTGTAACAATGGTAAATACTATCTTTGGTAATTTACACTTTGTTGCTGAGCCTTTATTAAGAGGACCATGGCAAGATTATTGTGTAGCTGTTGATATGAAAAATGTAGCTTACAGACCACTTGTGGGTAATGGTGTTAGTCGAGACACTTTCATTGAAACTAACGTACAAGACAACGGCGTTGATGGCAGACAAGACCAAGTCATCACTGAAGCTGGATTGGAAATTAGTCTTCCTGAAACTCACGCAATACTTAAGTTTTCTTAAGATAGGAGGATATTATGGCTGGTTGGAAAAAAGTTCAAGATGGTGTTACTCCTGGTTGGTACGTTGATGTAACAACAGCTGCTGGAGGAACTGGAGACGTTAGTACTCCAATAATCGATTGGATTCCTTCAGACAAAACATTCACAGTTATTTATAACACAAAAGCAATTGCAACAAACTCACAAAATTGTGACGTTGCTATTGACGGTGCTATTGATAAAGATGATACTTTTGTAGAAGTAAAAGCTGATTTGATTGCAAATCAAGCTGGTTCTGCAACTGCAGCTGCTAGTTATGTTCCTGCAACAACAGGTGTTGGTATGCCTTTATATAAAGTCAGACTAGACCCTGATGGAGACTTAAATGGTGCGGTAGTTAGAGTTGCTATAGTCGTTCTAGGACTTAGTGCTGCTGATGCAAGTAGCATGGGTTCTGAAGGAGCCGACATTGGCGGAATAGGTAAAGACCCATCGTAATAAGTGGTAGTTTAACAATCGTAGAGGGGGCCTCGTGCCCCTTCTACATAATTTAAGGAGATAAAATGAGCGAATTAACAATAACCCATAATGGGATAGCTCAAACAGCAAAAGCAGGTAGTGATAAACATGGTGGAGCAATAGTAAGAGTTACTCCAACTTTATCAACTAGTACCTATGCACAGGGAGATGTTTTATTTGTAGCTACAAAAATTCCAGGAGCAGTATCAAACAAAGGTGGTGTTTCTTTTTTAAAGGCAATGTATGTACTAGATTCAAGTGACCAGTCTAGTGGAGATAATGATATACGTTTTATTTTTCAAGAAAAAGAAGGAACAGCTGCAGGTACAATTAATGCTACAGCAGATATAAGTTCTGCAAATTTAGTTGCAAATAAAGTTTTAGGAACAGCAATGCTTGATGCAAGTGCTAGCACCAGTGCATCGTATATTGATAATTCTAGAATACATCAAGTTTTGCCTGGAAGTGGTATTAATGAATCTGCTGGTCCTGCTTTAATGTTAAAAGCAGATGACAATTCAACAGATGTATATGTTTGGGCAGTATTAGAAGGAGCCACTACCCCAGATTATGCAGCTGATAGTCTTGAGCTTATATTTCATATTGAGTACATGGATTAATGGCTACTCCAGGAGCAACTATAGCAGAAAGAATTGAAGACTTAATAGGTGCAGATTATGCAACCGTACCTAGTTTAAGTTATAAAGATTTAATTAATGCTGCATTTAACGAAGTAGCAGATATGTTATCTGTTGATATACTATTAAAGTATTCTAAAACACCTGGAGTATTGCAATCTAATTCAGAATGGCTTGTCGAAGATAGAAAAATTTTAAAAGTAACTAGAGTAGATGCTGATACTAATGGCGTAGAAAGAGAGTGCGAACTTGTAGATAGGGCACGTTTTGCTGAAGCAGGTGATAGTGGTAGTTTATATTTTGCAACTGCATATAGTCCTATATATCACCTAGATAGTGATAATGCAGGTGCTGCTACACTTAAGATATTACCTGAGCCTGGAACAACACAAAAAGGCAGGATATGGTATTTTTCATATACTAGCACTGAAGATTTAGCTAATGTAACTGCAGCTACTTTAAATACTACATATTGTTTGCCAAGTAATTTAATACATGGCATAGTTTTAAAAGCATGTATAAATATTTTAACATCATATGTTAGCAATCAAGTACAAGACGAAGAAGATACTGAAATGCTTCAATTAATCACACAACAATTAACAGGTTTACAAGCAAGTTTCCAAGCAGAAATGGGAAGATATGTAGACACACAAAAAGCAGTAGGAGGAGAATAGTGACTATAAAAGAAATGCTAGAATTAGTAAAACAACATCATCCTCATATGGGGCAGACAGAAATAGTCAAACTTTTAAATAGAGCTAAAGATGACTTTTGCTCAAGAACAGAAATTGTAAAAGATTCATTTACAACAACTACTGTAGCAAATCAAAGATACTATACATTAGATAATAATATACTTAAAATAAAAGAAGTATACTTAAACGATGTTAAGATACCTAGATTATCAGGTAAGCCTACAATAGATGATGATACGGGAGAAACAGGATAATGGGACAAAAATACACAAGAGCATATTTTATAGACAAACTAAAAAGACTTGGTATAGTAGAAAAGGCATTTAATGCTGTTAGAAAAGATGGACATCAAAGTGATTGGAAGTCTATAACAGAAGCTAAAGACGTAACTATATATACTATATCTAAAGATGCTGATTTAAATGCAAGTGATTTGTCAAATACTTTTACTGCAATACCATTACAGTTTCATGAAGCAATAGTATACAAAGCGGTAGCAATGGGTTATAAAGACCCTAGAAATTTAGAAATAAATTTAGCACAATATTTTGATGGAGAGTATTTAACTTCAGTAAAAGAAGCAAAGAAGTTTTCGAGAAGCAACTACCAAACTATGGGTAGAATTACTTCTCATGATTTTTAGGAGATAAATGGCAACAACTTGGACAAGACAATCAGTTAATTCGGCTAATCAGGTCGTATTATCATCTTCACCAACTACTGAGTGGTCAAGAATAAAGATAGCAACTGACATAGGTGTTGATACTTTTTTTGTTGGAGGTATAGATTATCTTACAGATTCCAATGGTACAGGAACATTAAAAAATATAGATGCAATAGATGCAACTACAAAAGCTACAATAGAATCAGCAATATTAACATTTGGAATTGCAAATACCAATGCAGTTAAAATAGATGCAGCGGATGTTGCAGATGATGATTATGCTAGGTTTACAGCTAATGGATTAGAAGGCAGAACACTTGCTGAAATAAAATCTGATATAGGTACAGGTAATAGTGGATTAGTACCAGCAGCAGGTACATCTGGACATTTTTTAAAACATAATGGAACTTTTGGTAGTTTACCACCAAATGATTTTGACGTAGATTCAGATTCAGGTTCAGTAAACATTGAGCCAGGAGAAACTTTAACAATAGCTGGTGGTACTGGAATAACTACTGCAATTTCAGGAAGCACTTTGACTATTACAAACAATGTAACTAATACTAATCAACTTACAACTTTTACACTAGCTGCTGATGGTGGAACACCTCAAACAGTTGCTCATGGTAATACATTAGCAATAGTTGGAGGTACAGGCATAACAACAGAATCACTTAATACTGACCAGGTAAGAGTAGATGTAACAAGTGCTGTAGTACAAACAACCACTGACCAATCTATTGGAGGAAATAAAACATTTACAGGAGTAACAACATTTGATGACGCTGTAGGATTTGACCAAATTACAGTTACTTATAATGCTTCTGATACTGAAGTTAATTTTAAATCAGATGGTAATAAAGCATATTTAGTACCAACTGGAAATATAACAGATTTAAATTTAAATATGCCTGCTGTATCAGGCAACTTTGTATTAATACTTAAGCAAGATGGTACTGGTAGTAGATTAGTAACAAACTATAAAGTGTTTGACAATTCAGGTAGTGCGGCTAGTGGAAATGCTACAGTATTATTTGCAGGTGGTAGTAATCCTACTTTAACAACTGGTGCAAACAAAACTGACATACTAAGTTTTTATTGGGATGCAGATAACGAAATATGCTATGGAGTAGCAAGTTTAAACTTTTAATGAATGATATAGAAAAAAATAGTATTATACAGCAATATGGAAGTTTAGAAGGTAAAACTATGGAAGATTTCTTTACAGATTTAAGTAATTTAATTTTAATACCATCTAATGAACTTAAAGTATTATTTAAAAAAGAGTATTCTAATGAAACAAATTGGAGTTTTTAATGCCTAATGTAACAGCAGATAGTGATGGAAGTTTTGATGATGGACAGTTAGTAAAAAGTCATTCATCTGCGGATACTGCACGAAATTCGTCTACTGGTACTTATGCAAGCTCAGCAAATCCTAATGGTTGTATGCATGGTGCTGTTTTTACTACTAAATTAATATATAGAACAATAGTTTCTTTTGATTTAAGTGGCAATGATGATAATGGGGATAGTTTATCTGGAAATACAGTAGATAGCGCTGATTTAGTTATGACTACAAATGCAAACGCACCTGGATTTGCATCATTTACTGCTAATACAAATAATTTAGTATACGTATGTAAATCTACAGAAAATACTGCAATAGATGGAGATACTTATAGTGCATTAGATGGATATGTATCAAGTGGTAGTTATGATGGAGAAGTTACAGTATATGCTACTGCTAACGAAGCAGCAAATACATCAATGACATTTAATTTAAGTTCTGATTGCATATCTGACATAAATACTCAAATAGCTGCAGGTGGAAGAGTTACTATGATGTTATTATGTCAAGATGATTTTTTATATAACACTCTTCCAGGTGGTCTTGGTGCCCCTACTGGAGGAACTGGTGTTTTTAAATTTGAAGGAGTAAGATTTGACTCAGCAGAAGATAGTACAGCATCTAATAGACCTAGATTAGAATTAACATATGGAGCAGCAGCTGCTACAGATAACGCAACATTTTTTGGGACAAATTTTTAATGGAATTAGAAAATAAACTAAAAGAAATAACTAATAAACTTAAAGAAGTTAAAGAGTTGTTTGAATTAAAAACAACTGAAGCCAATCAGGCTAAAGAGTTATTTATAAAATTAAAAGGACAAGCAGAGCTTGTTCATGAAATGATACAAAGTAAAAAAGAGAAGTGATGAATGGATTGGTTAGAACTATTAGAAAGATATGGTGTGCCTCTTGTTGTTGCAGCAGCATTCTGGTGGTTCATACAAAAACAAAACAAATACATTCAAGATGAACTATCTAAAGAATTAAGAGAGTCTTTTGCAAGAGTTGAGGGCATAATAATAAAACTTATAGACCAACAAAAACTAATGCAACTAGGTCAAAAAGGAATTGAAAGTAGTTATAAGTCACTAGTAACAATAATAACAAAGTTATATAAAGATGAAAAAAAGCGATAAAGAAGATTTAATTATATCTCACTTAGAATATATTAGGACTAGAGTAGACCAAATAAACGGAAGAGTTAGGGCAAATGAACAACAAATATCTTGGATAAAAGGCATCGGTGTAATGTTTGTCTTTTGTGTTTCATCTGTTCTTACATGGCTAGGCATAGACAAGTGATATATATAGGCTACTTTTTATTAGGTTTTTTAGTAGTCTTTATTGGAGGTTTAATTTACCTTCAGAGATGGGAATTATTTGACATACATAATGATGAAGAGGATTGGGGATAATGATACAAGCGTTAGTAGTTAAAACAGTTATAAAAGCTGTAATGAAAAGAATTATAAAGCAAGATGATAGTATACTTGCTAGTGGGCATGAGAAACGTATACAAGCCTTAGAAAAAATGGCTCATCCTGAAAGAGAGCTAGTTTGTAAATGTTGCAAAAACAAGGAGATAAAATGAAAAAGTTGTTAGTAGGTATGATGAAGTCTATTTTTAGTGAAGATGTGATTAAAGCTATTGTAGTGGCCTTAGGAGACCATTTAGTAAATAGTTCTAAAAATAAACTAGATAATGCAGTATGGAAAAAAGTTAAAAATAAATTAACTTAATGTCACTAGATACTCTTACTAGAATGATATTAGTTGAAGACTTAGTTGATAAAGTAAAAGGTAGGTTATTAGACAAACTTGTAAATAATCAAACTTTAGTTTATCAAAAAGTACCTTCACATTGTAAAGAATGCAATTCAGATAGTATAGTAGGAGTTGAAATCATGGGAGCCAAGAGCGGCATCCTTCTTTGGGAATGCGAAGATTGTGGAGAAATGTTCTTAAAATATAATGCAGATATAACAGAGATAGAATTACAAAAAGCAAAAGATTTTTGGACAAACCCCATGGACTGGGGATACATTCCTAAGAGTAAATTTAGTTAGGAGTTTTTTGATGAATAAGAAGAAAGGCGGGGTACTAAAGCGTGCTATAGTTACTCCAGATAAGCATGCACCTATACATGACAAAGCAGCTATTAAGGTTGTATGCAAAGCAATAGAACTGGTCAAACCTGATATATATGTAGACTTAGGAGACGTTGGAGAGTTTGGGAGTGTATCACATTGGCAATGGAAAAGAAAAAAGAAACCACCTTTAGAGTACATAATGCCAAAAGTAGATGAAGATATTAAAGGTGTAAATGAGCTACTTGACATAATAGATAAATCGTTAGATAAGGTTAACTGCAAAGAAAGACATATATGTGCAGGGAATCATGATGAATGGTTAGATAGATTCGTAGATGAGCATCCTTACTTAAAAGACTATCGCTTTGAACATGCCTGTAAGTTCAAGGAGCGAGGATACAAATACCATAAACCTGGTAAGTATCTTAAAATAGGAAAGCTCTATTTTTATCATGGGCACCATTTTGGTGGGCAGTTTCATGCCAAGAATCATCTAAGACAATTAGGTGCCAATATAATGTATGGTCATCATCATTCCCTGCAGCAAGATAGTGTTACGCATATGGATGGGCCTAAAAGTGCATGGTCTTTAGGATGCTTAAAAGATATGAGCACAGATAAAAATAATTGGCTTGGTGGTAGAAAACATAAATGGTCACATGCTTTTGCAATAGTTGATTACTATTATGGTGGTAAGTTTACTGTAGATATAATACAAATAGTAGATGGTAAAACAACATTATGGGGACAATTGATAGATGGTAATATATAAAATAACAATACCAGAAGATTATTGGACATCTTCTAGAAAGGTAAAATGGATTTATGCCTAAGCAGTTAAAAGAAATAAAAAACTTTAATTTAGGAACAATATTAAATGTATCAGAAAAAGATATACCTGATGATGCGGCAACGTATTCATTGAATGTAAATCCGTTATCTGAAAATGGAATATTAAATTCTATTATGTCTGACAAATATGCATTTTCTAGTGATAATAGTGAGTTAGAAATAATAGACCCTATATCTTTTAATGAAACTGGTGAAAACAATCAAGATAACTTTACTCCAAGTAAACAGATTTATTTTAATAATATTGATGCTTTAAATAAACAGGCAAACACAAGAATATCTTTTATTGGGACTAAGGGCATAAAAGAAACTTTAATATTGTCAAATCCTCAACCTTTCTATGAAAAAGTTTTAAATAATTCTGCAGTTTATACACTTACATTAGCAGCTATTGGTATAAATGATACATCTATACCTTATTTAAATAAAACAAATGCAATAACCTTACATAATGTATCCGATGATAGTACAGCTACTATTACAGGTTTTGCTGTTACTTCAGGATTTACTAATGGAACTGCTGTTTTAACATCTTCAGGTACTACTTTAAGTAATTATACTGATAAATATATGAAAATTACTACTGCGGATGGAAGAGTAATTAAATATAGGTTTTATAATGATTCTAGCGGTCAAAGTGGTACTACAGATTCTACTTATGTTAGAGTTCAGTTGAATGGAGAAACTACTGTTACAGGAATAATAGATGAAATAGAAGCAGCTATTGGAGATGCAGATGGACATGAAAATAGAATAGGATTAAGCCAAGATGCTGGTGTATTAACATTAACTGATAACTTAAATACATTAGATGAACTATTAGAAGAAGGTGATTACTTTTCATTAAGCAGTGATGGTAATTATGCAAACCAAGAAATAATACGTGTATCTAGTTTTACAGAAACAGATATTAATATAGAAAGAGGATGTTTTGGAACAGGACAAACATCTTATGCAGCTAATAACTATACTGTATTTGCAAATAAACAAACAATAGATGGCGTTCAAGTATCTACTAAAAAGTTTACAGCAGAGATAGGTAATTGGTCTGAATACTCTGGTAATAATATTAACGGTAATAGTGCACATTTAACATCAGGTGGAGAAGTAGGTGGCTTATTATCATTGTCAGCACATACAGTAGCATTTAATAATAAAGATAAAACTGTTACGTTTAATGAAAATAGTTTGACTACAATATTAGGAGCTTTTAACGAAGGAGATAGAATAACATTTTATCATGACCAAGCATCTCAAGCAAATACAGGTTTTTCTACAGAAATATTAAAAAAAGAAATAGTATCTAGCAATTTAGTAATTACATTAAAAGATGCTCCAACTGATTTATCTGCGTATAGTACAGGTAATTTATTTTACGAATCTAATTTATTAAAAAATCATACATTGCATCATTCAGTATCTTCTACGACTCAAACAGTTGGAGCTAGTGTTAATTATAAAATAAATGATTGGGAGCATACTGGATATTCAGAACTTGGTGTAGACCAAATTTTTAATCAAATAGGAGCAGCAAGTGAACATACAAAATGTGTACATGTTACATCTGGAGGATATTGGGATACAAGTAGTGCTCATATAGATTTAGGAGGCACAACTGATAAATCAACTAGTCGTTATCCTTTTCAAAGCGGAGATGCTTATATAAAATTAATATCTGAATTCCTTGCTGCAAAATCTATTGATACTGGAACTGGTGTAACCTTTGGTAATACTTTAACTGCAAGTTCTGATGACAATGTTTTATATATAAATACAAATATAGATATAACTTTAGCTAAAAATGATATTATAAAATTAGGCAATGAGTATATGATAGTTTCAACAGTTGAAAATAAAAAAATAACTGTTATAAGAGGAGCTTTAGAAAGTACTATAATTGCTCATGATGGAACAAGTACTCCAATAGCAATAAGTAAATGTGTTAATCATGGTATAACCCAAAGTGTAGACAAATCATTATTAAAAAAGAATACTTCTTATAATTTATCGTTTTATGCGCAAGACAATAATGATGGCGGTATAGGAGCATTATCTATACAGTTTAACGGAGGTTATATTATATCTAATGGTACCTGGGTGCCAAATAGCACTGATGTAAAAAATGGACATGCTGTTGATATAAATGATATAATGCAAGAAGACAGATGGATTAATTTTTCAGATTTAGAAAAACCTAATGATGATATAGCTCAAAATAGTGGAGGAACAGCTAATACAATAAGTGGATTAGATAATGTATGGAGAAGGTTTAATATAACTTTTTCTGCTCCTAAAGGGCAAGAATTTTTAACAGATGTTGAAATAACTTTAGCATCACGTGGACAAGATGGTAAATATATATATGTAGACTTAATAAGTTTGACAGAAAAAACATTTGTTTGTGTAGATACTAGGCAATCATTATTAGAAACTACTGCAATATTAAATAATGGAGATATAAATCAATTAGTAGGATATGACGCATTACAAAATAAATTAAAAGTGTTTTCTAATGTGTTTAATAATGAAGGTTATTTTATAAATAAACCTGAACTACAAACTTGGTCATTATCTACTAATGCTACACAAAACATAATTTCTAAAAGCGCTACATTTATAGCAAATAATAGAGAGTTACATATAGGGCTAGGAGGTACTAAAGAAAGTACTGCTCCTCAATGGCTTGGATATATAAACCATACATTGTTTGGCAAATCATATGAAAATGAATTATATCAGGATGAAGATACTGTACATACATATGATGAGCAATCTATAGGTACATTATCAAAAGTATGTCTTGCTGGTGAGTATGAAAGAGTAACAGCTACTTTTTCTGGTTCTGATTTAACTGTTACATTTACACATGCAGGTGTTTTAAATGTAGGAGACAACATAGTAATAAGAGAATGGATGGATGCTGATAATAGTTGGGATGGCAATGGAGTATGGGTAGTTACAGATACATCTTCATCTGCAAGTTCTTTTAAATGCCAAAGAGCAGATGCTCTTGACAAAGACCCATCAGGAAGTCCACAAGATGATTTAATATCTTTTAGACCGTATTATTATTATGGAATAAAAGATGGAGAAGCGGCTATATATAGAATATGGCCAGATAATAGAATTGAAAATGCTAGTACTATATCTACTTCTATAGCAAAAGGAAAGATAGAAAAATCTTTACCTATATCAACAGGAGTAACATCCATATGTACATTTTATAATAAAGGTACAGGTGGAGCAACACCTGGTACAGGAGCTAGTGAAAATGGTGGTGGTAAAATATATGCACTATCAGGTATATCTAATGAGGTTATAGTTATAGACGTTATGAAAAAATATAATGAATGGACAACTAGCAAACTAGCACAAAATGCAGATATTGACCTTGTATTTAAATCATTTAAATGGAGTAATGACCACATTACTGGTGATGTTAATGGAACTGATGAAGTATTTGGAGGTATAGCTGCTGAAAGCAGTCCAACAATAACACATGCTGGAATATTATCTGATATATTAGAAACTAAAGGAACTACTGCTACTTATACCAGTGGACAAGCAACTGGCAATAGCGACCAAATAACTACCAATATGTTTGACACAAGGCTATGGATTCAATCTAGAAGCACTGGTGATACTGGATTTTCAGAAGGTGATAGGTTTTTATTCTGTGGAAGAACACAAACATCAAATACAGATGGACCAGATGTTTTATATTGTGCAGACAGAACTCCCCCTACTACAGTTGTAACTAGAACTAAATCTAGGTTTACTACAGGTGGTCATAAGTTTAATGCTGGGCCAGGTAAAAGAAATGACCCTCGTTCATATTTTTATCACTATTATGATGATGATGATGATAAACATAAACTATCAAGAGTATCTGTATATAGAGATTCTAAACATACAAGCAATGGAACACAAGGACCATTAGCAACACCACATTATGACAAACCTTATGTAAACTTTGGCTATAATGTAGGTTATGAATTAGAAGAAGGAATGCCTTCTATAATTATTGGTAAATATGCATTATTTCAAATAGCAGATAATGATGGTGATGGTGTACTAGATGGTACAGGAGTTGTAGTACCATCAACTAAATCTATAACAGATACAGGCGAAACATATAAAACTGGTCCATATGGAAGATTACATCAAAGAGTTTGTGGACATGCTGTAGGATTATTAGGAGGTGTAGAATCTGGTAAATGGTATAGACATTGGGGAAGATTGCATGGTCGTATGGATAAAAGTGGTAAAGATTATTTTATAGGTAGATTTGGTAATGGGCCTCATGAAGATGCTCCTGAATATATGAATGTTAATAAATGTATATTTATATCTACAGATACTCACTATGGTGATTATCAACCAAAAGAAGTGTATGCATGGACTGGTAAAGCAGCTGCTGCTACAACTCAAACAGATTTAACTATATCGCATTCTACATATAATTTAACTACATTAGAAGTTGGAGATACTGTATTTTTAGACCAAACTACAGATTTATGTGCAACTATAACACTTGTTGACCCAAGTGCTAATACAGTAAGAGTAAATGTTGATAGTGGTAGTATAGATACTACTGGTAACTTGCATCCATATTCTATACATCAATCATTAGGATTAAGCACAGGTGGTGTATTAAATAATGAATTAGCGCATCATTGGTCTTTTGATGAAGATGACAAACTTAATGGTACTAAATTTACAGCAGGAGAAGGTTCTGGTCATTACACAAAAACATTTATGACACCTGCTGCATATTGGGGTGGCCCTATAAATTCTGAAACATCACTTGACGGTAGTGTAGTTGTACAAGATTTTTCTGCAAAAGCAAATCCTGGATGTGTTTGGAAACATGAAAAATTAAACTTTAGAGGTGGAATAATGATGCGTCCATTTGAAATGGATAATGAAGATTTCTTTAATTTAATAGAAGGCAAAGGTTTATTTATAGATATGCCTTCATGGCCAAACAATGTATATCATGAATCTCAAAGTAGTAAAATACACTACAATGAAAATAATTCATCAGGATATAAAAACCATTTTGCAAGTAAATGTTTTATAACAGCTCCTATAAAAGGAGATACAGAACTACGTTCTAATGTATACATGTGTGATTTAGGATTTATGTTTCCTGATATTGCTTCACAAGAGCCTATTATAGAAGGTGATAATAGAGATACAAACTATTGGAATGCAGGAGATTCATTTGAAATATGTTGTGCTGGTAAAGTAGATGCATATATAACTACAGATGCAACGACTAAAAATATAACAAGAGATGCTACTAATCACCCAGTTGTGCAATTAGGGGGTGACGATTTTATGGGTATAAACTCTAATTTATTTTCAGCAGATTCTTTCTATAGAGACAGAACAAATTCTCTTGTAGGATTATGTATAACAGTAAAAGATTCTGTAACTGGCAGTATGGAAACTAGATATATAATAGGTTCTGAGAAAGCAGGAGATTCTGCTACTGATGATATGTTTGTCGCAGTTCATTATCCTTTTGGTAATGCTCCTGCAGCAGATGATGAATTTTGGATATGGAAACATTCATTAGCATGTACAGCTCCAATAAGACTACATAAACAAACAGAACTAAGACAGGGTCTAGGTAATGCATTAATTGGAGACCCAACATTAGGAGAGCCTGTATTTGCAGGTACAGGAGATATAAGTATAGCTAATTCAACAGCAGTATGCACAACAACAGGCCATCATAATTTAAGTAGAAATGATAAAATTAGACTTAAAAATATGTCTACAGCATCTTATAACGATGGTGTCCATCAAATTATAGTTACTAGTCCAAATACATTTACATCTAGTACAATAACTAATTCTTCAGGTGCTGCAATAATAGGTACTTGGGAATTAATTGAAAACAGTGAATCATCTGCTGCTAATCCATTAACAGTTAGTTTGACAAATCCTTTAATCAGTGCACACTTTGGTGGTCTAGATATGAGAAAAACTAAATCATATACTATTACTACTGAAGCTAGTCCTAGTGCTTCAGAGCAAAGACTTACAGCAAATGCAAATCATTTATTAGAAACTGGTGATGTAATAACCTATAACAGTAATACTGCTGCTATGGATGGAACTTATATAATAGATGATTCTGGAAGTACTACAATTGATGTAGAAACAACTGACACAACTGCTGCTGGAAGTTTAACTAATACAGCTACTACAAATCAATGGGAAATGCTTATTGCAGGCACAGCATCTAAATCTCAAATGGGAGAGTTAAGAGCAGGTTTTGCACAATGGGATAAAGGTGATATTGCTGCTAATATAGTTAGACATGATAGCACTGAAGATGCAGATAGATTTAGCAACTTTGGTGAATCATCATTAATTATAACGCCTACATCTTTAGCAGACCAACCTGGTGATGTATTTCTTAAGAATACAAGATATTATTACAAAGTATCTTTTATATATGATGGATATCAAGAAGGGCCATTAAGTAAATCTAACTGGTCATTTCAAGATACATCAAGTAGAGCTAAGCTATCAATTACATTAAAAGTCAAAGAAGTAAGTAGAAGATTAACTGCTGTTTGTCTGTATAGAAAAAATTCTATAAATGATTTTTATAAATTAGTAGAACAAATACCGACTGATTCTGGTTGGAGCAAAGATGGTGATTACTATAGATATATACTTGGTGATGAAGGTGAGTTAGGAGCTACATACGAAGCAAGAACAGGTATATCAGAAATATTAGATACAATTAAATTAAATTATGGTATATCCGCTGAAATAGACGGATTTTTATTTGCTGCAGACTGCTCTCATTCTGAAATAAAAAATGCATCTAATATGATATTTAGGTCAAAGCCTGGTATGTATAGTATATTTGATTATGTAAATGATTTCTTAGTATTGAAGTCAAAACCTACTGCACTTGCTAATTTTAATGGCAGGCTGTATGCATTTGATGATAATAACATATATAGAATAAATCAACAAAATCTAGCTATAGAAGACATTTATGAAGGAATAGGATGTTCAGGTAAGGATAGTGTAATTGTTACCGAATATGGCATGTTTTTTGCTCATAAAACAGGTGCTTATATGCATAATGGACAGGCTCCTGTAAAAATATCACAATCTATACAAAAAGGTGGTAATACAGAAGAAGTCTTTGTAGGTAGTGATAATATAAGAGATGTAAGTTGGGAACATGTAGTTACCAACTCAAATAGCATTCCTTATGTTACATATAACTCTGTAATGAATTGTGTGTTATTTAATGTTGAATATATAGATTCTATTAAAAATAATATATTAGGAGTAAGTATAAATCAAACAGCACAAAGCGTTGCTAGGCAATATATATGGGCATATAGTTTAACTAGTCAAAGATGGGACTTATGGGAGTTAGCATACAATTCTAAAATAGGTAAACCATTTACAGGTAAAGATGGTGAGGTATATTGGCCTATTGATAATATGATATATGAAAACTTAGGTGGTGGCACTGCTAGAGATTACACATGGATTAGTAAAAAGATAACTGCTGGTGAAGATTCTATTACAAAAGTATTTAACAAAGTAAAGATAAATGGTTTGTCAAAAAATATTAACTTAGGTGGCAGCTTCGTAGAAAGCAGTGACAAACTAATTATTAAAACTAGCACAGGGGATATAGCTTCTGCAGATGTAACATACTCTAGTGATAGTGCATCTGACTCAGCATATAAAATAAAAGGTACTAATAAAAAAGGTAGATGGTTGCAGTTTAAGGTAGAAAATGTAAGAGATAATATAGATTCGTTTGGTATAATACTTAGAAGAAAAGGTACTAAATAATGGCTAAGATAACTACTAAAATAACTTCTTTTGCAGATGTACAAAAGTCTTTACAAGAGATAGAAAAGGTTTTAAATGAGCTTACTCAATCTGTTAATTCATCTGCAGAAACAGAGGTATCTGATAAAGATGGTAAAACAGGTGATATTAAGACTCAAAGAAATGCAGATGGTACATACAGCTTTGAAGTAAAGACAGATGAAGGCTGGAAAGTACCTGCTTTAGGTAATAGTCTTATTAAGTTTAAAGATAAGTTAAATACTATTAGACAAACTACTCCAAAGAGTATAGAAGAGCTGGATGAAAGCGATGTTAGTACCGGTGATAGCACAGCTAATTTAACTACGTTTGATGAAAAGAACAACAAATTTATTTTACCTAGGCCTGATTATGACAGTGGTTGGACTGAAGATGCTGGTACTGATGCAGCTATAACTCTTCAACATAATCTAAATACAACATCATTTTCATTAATAGATATACAATTTTCTAATTCAGCTACAGGTGCAAATGCAACTTGGGCTAATGGTATTACAGAGGATGACCCTGGAGCATATATAGTTCAAGTTAAAGATAGTAATAATATATACGTTGGTACAGGTGATGATGGTCCTCCAAGTTTTGATTGTGCTGATTTAGCATGGGAAAACCAACCTGCTACACATTTTAGATTAAGATTATGGAAATAACTTGTTTTATAATACATATAGTATGTAATTTATACAGAAAGGATTAAATAAATTTTATGAGTTTTGCAGACAAATTATTTGGTAAAAGAAGAACTATAGATAGTAGTAAGATAGATAGCATTATGGCTCCTACTCAAGGATTAGTTAGTGAGCAATTAGGAATATCTAGACAGTTAATGGACCCTAATTCTGCTATGAATCTTAATATGAGAAATATGTTAGCTCAAAGAGCTGCAGAAGGTGGTGCACAAACTGCACAGCAAATGGCTAAAATGGGCGCTATGGGAGGCATGTCTCCTGCTCAAGCAATGATGCAAGCTAGAATTGCTATGAACCAGCAAATGGGAAATGTAGGCTCTCAATATGCAAATCAATTAGGGAGTCAATTTAGTACTGGATTAGGTCTTATGGGTTCTATGACAGATGCTCAAAGAGCTTTAAATCAAGGACAAGCAAACATGTATGTAACTGAAATTAATGCAGCAAATGCACGTAGAAATCAAAATATGGGCATGGCTGCAGGATTATTAGGCTCTGTAATAACTGGTGGTTTTGGTATGGGAGGAGAAACAGCATAATGGCAGTTAGCACTGATTTATTAAGGCAATATGCAAATATACAAGGCGGTGGTGGTGGTAATACTGGCGAAGCTGCTTTAGCAGGTGTAGCAGGTGGTGCTATAGGTGCTGGTATATCAATGATACCAAGAGTTTCTGATAAAGTTGCAAATAAAGCAACTGAAGTATTAGAACAAACTTTTGCTCCATTAAATAATTTTATAACAAGTGATGTTAAAACTTGGGATACAATGGATTTAAGCACTGCTGTTCCAAATGCTGGTACTGCATTTTTACAATGGAAAAATAGTTTAAATCCTAGGCAATTAAGAATAGCTCAAAGAAGAGGAATGTTAAATCCTATAACATTTAAGCAACAATATGATAGTCAAATAGCATTATATGCTCCTGCTATAAAAGAAAAGTTAAGATTGTATCAAACTATGAACAATGTAACTAGCGACCAAATGAAAAAGTTAATGAAGAAAAATCCTATGTTAAATTCATTTTTATTAAGTACTACTTCACCAGAAGAGTTAGCGACTAGTTTTGATTACTTAACTCCAGATAGAACTTTTAGTCAATTTGTAGACCAAAAAGGTGGAGCATTAGGAATTACTGGTCAACTTGCAAAAGCAGGAGGACTTGCTGGTTTAGGTATAGGATTGGGTATGCAAGCGTTTGACAGAACTGAAATGGGTGGAGCTATAGATGGCGTAGGACCTAAAGAACGTAAAGCAATAGAAAAAGCTGCAAAAAAAGCAGGATTTGGAGAAACTTTAGAAAAACGTTCTGCTGCTAGAAAAACAAGAAATGTAGCAGGTTCTAAGGCTGCTGTAACAAGGGCTAAAAATAAATTTAAAACTGCACAAAAAAACTATAAAGGCAAAAAGTTTGCTACCACAACAGAAGGTAAAAATTTAAAATCAAAAATAACAGCTGCTGAAGATGCTGTAAAGTTTAAGAAAAAACAAACTACTAAAACAGCAGGTAATGTTTTAGACAGAGCTATAAAAAAACATGGAAAAGCTAAAGTTATTAGACTATTAGCAAAAAGACTTGGAGCAAGAGGAGCTGCAGCATTATTAGCAAAAGTTGGATTAGCAGCTGTGCCTGGAGCACAAGCACTCTCTGTTGGGCTACTTGCAATGGATGTAGCGGCGATTTACGGAATATTAAGTGATTTAGCAGAATAAATGTGGCCGTACAACAACAACAACAATTAGAACAAAATTTTACACCTAGATTTGATAGAGAACAAACACGTAAGTTAATTAAAGCTTACGAGGTTAATCCTGGTGGACTCCCCTTAGAAGATATAAGGCAACATGCTGCGTATCATAATGTACCTTTTTACGAAGGTGATTTTTCTTTATATGAAGCCGTCAAACAAATAGGTGGTGGATTTATTGAAGGATTTACTACACTTAAACTAGTAGACCCCCCTGATAATGAATATGAAGCTATATTTAGAAATGTAGGACATTTGGCAGGTTTTGCGCCTGGCATAATATCTGGCCCTGCAAAAGCAATAGGAGCTGTAAACCTAGCAAGAGCAGCGGCATTAGGTAATAAAATATCTATACCTATGGCTGGTGCTAATCTTATTACACGTCAAGCAAAAAAACTTGTTAAGCCGTTACTTGAAGGAAGTAGAGGTAGTAGATTTAGTGCTGTAGACGATGTTAGTAAACATCTTTTAGGTAATAAGGCTAGGCATATAACAGAAGGTGCATTTCATTTAGGTACTGCTAGTGCTATATCTTCTGTATGGGAAGGTGTAGACGCTATGATGCAAAACTTTATTGGTGGTGCAGTTGCAGGTGGTGTTTTTAGAGGTATAGGTAATGTTGTTGGCGTTAATACAAAAGATATAAAGTTTCCTATTAATATGGGAACTGAACAAGGAGCTAAGGTTGCGAAAGCAATTGCAGGTTCTGCGTTTATGGGAATACCTGCAAGTATGAGAGGAGCTACTACACCAGAGCAAGTATATGAATATTTGATGGGTGCATATTTTGGAGGTAAGGAGTTACCATTTTATAAAGCCGAAGCTGCAAAATTGTTTGCCAAAATGAATAAACAAGCTCTTAAAGATTCTAAAATAGATGTACAAAGAGACCCTACCAAAATAGAAGGTTATGAAAGTTTGCCTGAAATATCTAAAAAAGAAGTAGTTAAAATGGCAGAAAAAGAATTTGGAACTCCTGAAGAAAGAACTGGTATGTCTCATATGTTAATGAAAAAGTTTGGAATACTTGACCAAATACCAAAAGAAGAATTAGAAGCTGGTAACTTTGACTCTGGTTATCCTATACTAAGGAAAGTTTTAGGTGGAAGGTCTATTGCTACTGGAGAACAACTAACAGGTCTTATGGCGATAAGTGGTGGGGATACAGGTTCTCAAAGATATTTTTCTTCACAATTAAAAAAAGCAGGTGGGACTGCTGTTAACTATGTTCCTACAGGAAGAGGTAGGGTATTACAAGAAGCAAGAGTAGCAGGTATACCTAGAGAAATGAGTAATAAAGAATTACTTGATAATGTTTCTATGTTAGAAAAAGCTGGTTTAAAATTAAAGAAAAAAGTACCATCAGAAGAGTTTGTCTTAAATTTACAATTGCGTGCTGGAGAAATAGTTAAAAAATCAGACAAAATATTTGCAGTTGGTGATATTATAAATCAAGATTCAAAAGGTAAAAATGCAAGTTACGCAAAAAGAAATCCAGATTTACATAATAAAGTTGTAGGAGGAGGTACTAGCTGGGGTGTGCAAATGGCTGTTAATGCTAGAAAACCTGTGTTTGTTTATGACCAAAAATCTAGTAGTTGGTATACATTTAATTACAGAGCACCTAAAGGAGGATTGTTTATACCAGTTAAAGGTACACCACAAATGTCTGAAAGACCAGGGTTTCTTGGTACAAGATTTATAGCAAGTAATGGCAAAAAAGCAATTAAACAGTTAATATCTACTAGGTTTCCTGATGCATTTAAAAATATAAAACCAGAAACAGAAGCTACTATACCTGGAGCTGTAGACCCTACTAAAGTAGAAGTAAACGTTAAAACTGCTGAACGATTAAAAAGAGTTATTGAAAAACAAGAATCTTTTGAAGATGCAAGAGCAAAAGTTTTAGAATCTTTAAAGGATAAAAATATTGATAAAGCCAGAGAAAGTGAACTACTTAAAGAATTAAAAACTTTAGACAAACAACTTGCAGATGCTAAGCAAGAGTTAGATGTTTTATTAGATTTAAAACCTACTGAATATATTAACAGAGTTACAGGTGAAATAATAGATGAAGCAGAAATATCTATTGATGTTGGAATGGGTATGGGTGACACTAGTAGAAAATCTGTATTGTTTACAAGAAGGTTTATGAAACCTCATTGGGATAATGCTAAAACATCTAAAGATAAAGATATATTAATAGAAAAAGTATCAGAAGATATTGATGCTATAATAACAAAAAATATAGACCGTACTACCAAAGTTAACAAAGCAGAAGAAGCTGCATTAGAAATAGAAAAAATATATCCAGGTTCTTTATCATCAGAGGCAAAAGGTAATTTAAGAAGCACATTAAGAGGTTTAAATTATGGCCAACCTGTAAGGTATTTAAGAGTAAGAGGCAGAGAAGTATCTTTGTCTAATAATGAAAATCCTATGACTTATGCTGGTAAAAGAAAAAAAGTATTCGTCCCTGCTACTGTTTTAGAACAGGTATATAAAGAAGCATTTACAGGCAAACAAAAAGGAACTGAGTCTTCTGTTGCTGTTTTTGATGAAATAACAGTAAGAGATAAAGGAGTTTCTAAAGATATACCATTAGGTAAGTACAGACAATTTTTAGCAAGCAAAGGTATATATGGCAAAAGAGCAAGTAAAGTTATAAATAAATCCTTACAAAACGTTTTTAATATAATGCAAACAAAGCATGACATGGTTCCATTTGGTGGTATTGGAGATAAAGGTAGGATAACATTTGTAAAATTACATCCTATGTCTAAACGTCCAAATGCATATATACAAAAGAAATTAACTACAATAAAGAAAAGATTATCTGAAGTAGATAAAAATGCTTATATGTTATATAATAAATCTAAAAAAGCATTTGCAAATAAATATGGTAAAAGTTATTTAAAAAAGTTTGACCAAATGTTTTACTCAAATGTATTATATGATTTAGCATTAAATGGTTACTCAATAAAAGAAGGCGAAACAAGCAAGTCATTAAAAGAACTTTTTGGTAAAGGTTATGTACCTAGTGCTGTAGCATTTAATAAAAGGTCTCAAATATGGCAAAATCCATTCTTTCCTGGCGATAAACAATTTTTTAAAGGTCAAGGCCTAGGTATGAATGAAAACGGCAATTTTAACTATGTTTTAATTGAAGACCCTAAAACTCCTTATGTTAATATTAAAACAGGAAAACAAATAACTGCAAATCAATATGACAAATTATCTGATGCAAGTAAGAAAAGATATACTGAAAAGGCTACTTTAAAAACTTTAAATCAAGAATTGCCAGAGCATGTTGATGGAGCGATTATTACTCGTACAGATGTTTTAGATAGAATTAATTTAGATGCAGGTATACCTGAGTCAGGACAAAATAAATCATTTATAGTATCACGAGGTTTCCAAGATAAAAATAAAAATCCTCTTGGTACATTGCTTGGTAAATACATGATGCATGATGCTGGACCAGACCTTTCTGCTCAAATGAAAGAAAAGAATTTGCATTATTTAATTATGACATCTGCTGCTAAACAAACAGGTACAAGAAAAACAGGTCAATATACTATAACAAAAGATAAAAAAATGTATCTAAAAGATACAGAAACATATGAGTTAGACCCATCTCACATATCATATAGCCCTTCTACATATGGACAAAAAAAGATGCTCGAACCTCAAGTATGGGTAAAACAATTGTTTACAAGTTTTCATCAATATGGACATAAAAAAGTATCAAAAGATATAATAGAAGATATAAATCAATCTGTAATACAAGATAATGTAAAAGGTACAGCAGAGGGTAATGCATTGTTGCAACAATACTCTGAGACTTTAAATGATGCTCTTATTCCAAAAATAATGAAGAATATAAGGAATATTGGAACAGCAGAACTTATAGAAGTTTCTAAACAACCAGGTGCAGAAAGATTTTCAGGAACTCTTTTACAACATATGTTAAGAGTTAATACAGAAGCAATTAAACAGGCTGCAAGAGAAGGTGAGATGACTAATAATGAAGCAATGGAATCTATACAAGATTTAAATGACTTTGTTTCTAGTACTGATAGAATATTAAAGATTGCATCAGTAGTCTCATCTAAAGCAAACTCTAAAGGAGAAACAGGGTTTCCTGTATTTTTTCATAAATACATAAGAGATTATAGATTAAAAGTATTACATAATTGGGTTGCTGATAAAGTTACTAGACCAAAAGTAGATAACTCAGCAGTAGGATTTATAAGGCCTTATGATAAGATGTTAAGGGTTGACAAACGTTTTAAAGAACTAAATAAAAGAGATGATATATTTTATTTAGATGAAGCATACAGAGATATGGATATAGAACTTGCTTATACTGTTGGTGGTAAGAAAAGGGTTAAATTAGGAGAACTATGGGATAAATTACAAGCAGGTGATTTTAAAGACCCTTTTATGAAGCAGTATGTAAAAGATGTATTTGAAGCGATAGTACTTAGAGTGCCTATGGATTCTGCATCAGGCGCACATAGACTTGAGTTTAAAGGTTTTACAGATAGAAAAGGTTATGGTATCTTAATGCATGGTAGAACAATGAGAGCATTAGGTGGTGCTGACCTTGATGGAGATGAAGCATTTATATATTTTGGTGGTAGAACAAAAGAAAATTTAGGCAAGGGTATGAAAAATTCTTGGAAACAAGCAATCCATTCTCAAAAAGAAGAGTTTTATGATGGCAATAATATTAAAGATAATAAAAAAGCAGTAATAAAAGTAGGGCCACATAAAGGAAAAACATATGCAGAAGTATTAACCCAAGAAGGAAGTGGAGAGCTTAAAGATAGTAAAACTTTATATTATTCTCCAGAAGCTAGAATAGATGTTTCATTAAAAGCATTTAGTGGTCGTGCAATATTAGGTGGAGCTGCAAGTGGTAGTCAAATAATTAGAAGTGCATATAGTGCAATAATGGACAAACCTAATAAAAAAGATTCTTTTGTTATTGAATTTTATGATAAAAAGAAAAAGAAAAAAAGAAACTTAACAGTTACTATTTCGCCTAGACAAGAAGAAGCCTGGAGAAAGTATCAAAGAGAAATGATTAGAGCTCAGATAGCATTTGGTTCTGACCCTCTTGACGAAGCAGGTTTAAAAAGTGCAAATGAATTTTTTAAACTATTACATGAGGCACATTTTAGAACGTTTGTCACTGAAAAAGGCAAAAAGACAAACATTAGTTTTAAGGATTTAAGTGCAAATGATTTGCGTAATGGTACATATGGTAAGTTTCATAATATGAATGCAGCTAATTTTTCTAGAAACTTTAAAGCAGATAGAAACTGGACATTTGAAGAAAGAAATAAAATGAACAATTCTGTTTATGAGTTTCCATCAGAAGAATTAAATACAATACTACCTAAAATGGTTAAGACTTTAGCAGGTATTGATTATTCAGATAGAATATTTAATAGAATAAACAGAGATTCTGTTAAAGAAATGTATGCAAAAATGGAAGAGTATGCAAAAACATTAGACTATTTAAAAGGCCCAATGGAAAGAAGTTCTTTTAGAGTCCCTTATAATAAAGAAGTAGATGTATTGTTTAGAAATCTTGGTACTAAAGAAGAACCAGCATATTTATCTGAAGAATATATCCTAAGGTCAATTGCAAATAGTGAGTATAATAAACAGGGTAGAGCTGCTTTTGATGCTGCTATTGAAGGCACAGAGTGGGGCAAAAGAATGAAATTAAAAAGTAATTTTTATATTTACAAAGACCCTGAAAAGAAAGAAATAATACTTAGAGAAGTTGTAAAAAATGCTGAAGACTTTATAACAAATGATTTTATAGATATGGCATCTATATTAAACACTGTTGACATTGTAAAGAAAAACAACCTTAGTAAAAAAACTGTATCTGATTTACATGCGAAAGCAGAAGATTTTAAAATAAATAGCTATATGGACGCAAAACGTAGAAGAGAAGCTTCTACTGTAGAAGTTCCAGAAACAGAAACAGAAAAAGCATATAGAGACCAATTTGATTTAATGCAAAGAATAGATGATATTCTTTATAACAAAAAGATTATTACAAAGAAAAGAAAACTTTTAACTGAAGAAGTTTCTGCATTAAAAGACCAAGTGCAATTAGATAAAGAAATAGCATCTTATAAAGAAATGTTAACAAAAGGTGAAAAAGAATTATTTGATAACTTTATGCTTGGTTCTTTAAATAGAGGTAATTTAAATCTTATACAAAAGTATTACGACAAAATACCTGAAAATTTTAAAGATAAAGTCATGACAGATTTGTATAGAAATGTTTTAAGACAAGCAACAAAAACTCAATTAAATAGAGTTGGATACAATTCTAAATCTGTGTCTAATAAAGCTATTGAAAAACAATTAACATCATTAAATGATTTGTTTGGCAAAGTATGGAACAAACCTAGTAAATCTGAAGAATCTGCTTTATTAAAAGAAATAGATAAAGCAATTAATAAAACTGAAATGGATATGGCTGATGGTACTAAAGAACAGGGTTATGTTGGGACAAACTATCAAGTAGATAGACTTTTAGAAAGAGCTGTTAATAATGAAGGTTATGCTGGTATAAAACCAAGTGAAGTAAAAGCTAAAGATAAAGCATTAATAGCAGAACTTGCTGGTAACTTAAAAGATTTAAATGAAAAAGTTGGTGCTAATTTAGGAGAAGTATTAGGTGGTATTACTGCTGAGTTGCAAGGGACTCCTAAAGATTTAAATGCATTTAATAGAAGTGATTTTGAGTTAGTAAACAACTATCTTAAAGATTTAAAAACAGGTAATATATTTCAAAGAATATTTAAAAGCAAAACACCTGAATTGCAAAGAAGACATTATTGGTTATTTCCTGAAGCAGTAAATAGAGAGTTAATGAAAGATGATATACTGCTTTTAAAAAAAGAAGGCTATTTTGTAACTAAAGATGGTAACGTATCAGAGAAAGCAAGAACATTTAGGAAACCAACTTATTATATAGATGTACTAATGAATCAAGTAAATGAAATGAATAGTTTGGCTACATCTAAATCAAATGAATTAATTGCAAAAAATGCGCAAGAACTTTTCTTTTTAGAAGAACTTCCTTCAAAGGAAAAAGAAGGTTTATTTTCTATAGCAGTTACCCAAAGAGAGTTAGGGCTTATGTCTACAATAGATTCTAAAAAAGAAACTATACCTGAGTTAAAAAGATATTATAAACAAGCATATTTAAATGCAAATTCAGAAGCAGAATCTAAATATAAATGGAAAGAATTAAGAGACAAAGAATTTACAGTTACAAATGACAAAGGTGAAAGAGTTCGTGTAACGGGTTGGGAAATTGTTAATGGTAACAATGAAAAAAGTTTAACAGGAATAAAAGGAAGATTAAACAAAAGATTTCAAGCTTTACATAAATTAATAGTTGGTAATAGAGATTACATGTATGATAAAGGCTATATGTTAAGAGGTAATAATTGGGATGGTGCAAAAGGAACTCAACCTAAAGTATTTTATAAACTTTTTTTAAGAGATGTTTACAAAATACAACAAGAAGGAAATGAGAAAAAACTTATTGAGCTTATGGAGAATGTAGGCATTGATGGACTTAGACATGTAGCGCGTTCAATGATGGTAGATATGGTTCCAAAACAACATAGAAGTAAATATAAAAATTTTGAAATAGTTGATACAAATAAGTTTGACTTTGATAAATACTGGCCTCATATGTTTTTTAGTAAAAGAAAAGCAGAACAAGCAATGAAGACTGCTATATCGTATATTAATAAAAGCACTAAAATGAATTCTAAAGAGAAAAAAGCTGAAATACAAAAAATATTATATAAACATAAATCTTTAACTGGTGAATGGGAATTCCAAGATATGCAAAGATGGGATAGAGTAGACCAATTATCTCTTAATGAATCGTTAAAAGAAATTAGCAAACAAGAAGCTGCTAAAGTAGATAAGATTAATTTTTACAATGCTAATCAAAAAACAGGTTCTATGATGTCTAGAAGTTCTCACATACCTGGATGGGACACAAGTCCTCATGTTTTAGATGCATATGTTAGGAACATATCAAATACTTTCTTTAGACAAATGCAACAAATTATGTCAAGAGATGCAATAGAAAATGCCTACTCAAGAATGAAAAAGAAATTTGGCAATGAATTAGCATGGAATTGGAAAAGATTTTTACAGTTGTATGCTCAAGGTGCTATGGGTAATCCTGAAATAATACCTGAAGAAATGTATAATGACCCTAGAATGAAATTAAAAGGAACTCCTTATGCATGGTGGGCAGATAATAGAGTGATGAATAAGATAAACAAAATAGCAGATAATCTTGGTATAAATAAAAAAGATGTACCTGAAGAGTTAGGAAAGTTTACATTTAAAGATATAAGAGATTGGTCAAACTTAGAAGCAAGGTTTGAATTAGCTGCATTGTTAGCACATCCTAAATCTGCAATAACTAATTTGTTTGGTGGTACAATGCACACTGCTATATCTGCTGGATTTGGTAATATTAAAAAAGCAAGGGATATAAAATTTTTAAAGAAAATATTCCCAGAGTTTAATAGTTTACAAGATGCTGAAAGATGGGTTATTAGTAAAGGTGTGCTACCTGAAATGGTATTATATGAACTTGGTTTAAATAAACAATTCCAAGGTAAAAATACACAAGAGTTTTTAAAAGAACTTTCAACTAGATATAACTCTACTAACCCTATTGAAAGACAAGATTTAAGAAGTTTGGCAAATGAATACAATGTATCTAGTAGGCTTAGCGATATAGCTGGTAAATTTATGTCTGTTCCAGAAAGAGTATTAAGAAGAGATTCTTTTTTAGCACACTATATAAAAGCTTGGGAAAGATTTGGAGGAGCAATAAAAGACCCTAATCATCCATTCTTAATTGAAATGGCTAAAAAAGGTGTAAAAGCTACACAATTCTTATATGACGCTCCTAATAGGCCTATGTTCGCACGTTCTGCTTTTGGTAAGGTAATGAGTAGGTTTCAGCTATTTGCGTGGAATTCGGTGCGTTTTCGTAACGATATAATGAAAGAAGCTAAATTAAGAGGTTTTAAAACTAGTGCAGAGACTGATAGATTTATGAGATTAGCACAAATGGATATAATGGTTTACGCATTAGGTAGTATGTTTATGTATAGTCTTTTTGACAATGCATTACCACCACCATGGAATTGGTGGCAAGACACAGCAAACTGGTTATTTGGTGATGAAAAAGAAAGAGAAAAAGCATTCTTTGGTGAGCTGCCTGTGGAGATTGCACCGCTTAAAATGATTATGCCTCCTGCTGCTAGAATACCTATAACAGGATTACAACAATTTATTAATGATGACTATGATAAGTTTACTAATCTTACTATATGGACAATGTTTCCATTTGGAAGGATAGCAAGAGATGTATTTCAAGATGGAAATGGATTAATAGACAACCCTACATTCTTTATGGAAAAATTTGCAGGATTACCTTTACATGCTATTGGTAGGATTAAAAAGAAAGAAAAGAAATTAGAAGAAGAAGGTAAACGTTACGTTGCTCCTAGGCCTGGCATTAAGTTCTAAATCAGGTTTATTTATTAATTATTTTTCTTTCTATAGCCTCAAAAGGATTGTAAGAATGATAGCATTCTGCATGAAATACTACGCTTTCATCTTCAAAAAAACTACCATCCTCACTTATAAATCCTCTAGAAGCTTTATAGACAGGTGCTGATGTGCCTATAAGTTCTTTACATTTGTCACATAATATCATTTATTTATCTCTTTTATAAACTTAGCGTTTCTTGTTTCTTTTTCGTTTTGCTCTATCATGCCCCATAATAAACATAGATATACTATTACGTCAGTTATACGGCCTCTAACATCTTCTCTTTGCGATATATGTCCATTGACAAATGATGATATTCCGTCTATATGCTTTAGTAAATATACCATTAGAGTTTTTTCTCTAGACATATTTACATGGTCTGCTACTCTTTCAAAGTTTGCAAATGCATTATGACTTTTTCTTGCGTACTCCTTTTGTCCTGCTGCTCTTATCTTCTGTATCTGCTTGAAGATTTTGTTTATCAGCTTTTCCATCTGTTTTTGTGTCATTAGTATTCTCCATTTCTTCGACCTTTTTATTTATATAGGCATTAAACTCTTCTGTTTTGCCTTCCATTTCTACAAATAAACCTAAAGCTCCATCTATTTGTTTGACTATTTTGTATAGTTCGTTTGTCTTATTATTTATTTCAATAATAGCACTAGCCATTTCTTTTACTGTTGGCTTTTTTCTTACGTTATTCTTGGCCATCTAGGCTCCTTTCTTTCATTTTTTTTCTATAGTTTTTACTACCATAGACTTCTCTGTATACACATTTTCTACATACAGGTTGTTGTACAGGTGGTATATAATCTGATACCATCTGCTGTGCTTTATACTTATATACTGCTTGTGTTTTTACTGTGTCGCATACTACGCACTTCTCCCAGCTACTCTCAGCTATTAGTTGCACAATTTGTTTTTTTGTATTTTGCACTTTCTTTTCTTATCTTTTTATTGTATCTATTTAATGCACTATCTGATTCAGAAATCATTCTTGCTATTTTATTAGATGTTACAATATCTGATACTTTTCCATTTGCTATTACTTGAACTGGTTTGTTCTGTAATTTATTATCAATATAATATCTAATACCTTCTAGTAATTTTACAGCAACTAAAGTGTCTTTGCCAACTACTTCTTCTATTATTTTTGATATTTCTTTATAATCTCTTTGATTCATTTTATCTCCTATATCTTATTTGCTATATCGCTGTTATTTATATCTTTTAAAACTAACTCATGATAGTTTTTATTTAATACTCCTTGTCTTCCATTTGCTCTGTATACTGGAAATAACCCCTTGTTGCCGCACACAAACAAAGGGTTATCACATAACCAGTAACCTTCTTTTAACTCTCGCAATGATGAAAAATACTTTTTATTCTTTTTAAATTCCATTTGTCAAATCCTCCAAAGGTATGAGGGCAAGTTCACTTGTGTTATCATCTCCTCCCATAACCAATCTACCTCTACCGTATTTAACTATATGTTTAACCATATGCTTTAGCATTGGTATTGGCCACATATATATTGCTACTATATCACCTTTTAAAGTTAATGTTTGACACCACCAATCTGCTTTGGTAGTATTTAGTCCACTTAACTTACCTCTTGATGATAACTCTATTGCTATGTTACCAGTTTTTTTCCATATATCTCTTTCTGTTTTAATCTCTACTTTTCCAAGCGTAAGTATCTTTGCAACGCTTTGTTCAAACTTTTCTCCAAACTCTAAATCAACGTCAAACTTGTTATCTTTATTATAAGCAAGTTTTTGATAATCTTTTAACTTTTGCTCCACATCTATCCCCTTTGTTCTTATCATCTTAAATAACCTCTTTTTACATTACCCCATTTGTTTGTCATAACTGGTTTTTTATTTCGACCCTTATCTTTTTGTGTATGTTTTTTGAACCAGTCTAACATTCTTTTTTTCTTTGCTTCAGACATTTTTTTCATTAGGCATCTCCTCCCTTTCCATTCCATAAGTTGGCATGTCTCTATATGTAACTACTGTACCATCTCGTTTTTGACTCCACGCTATTTTATTTGTTGGACAAAATCTTAATCTTGATTTACCCCAATCTTTTTTAAATACATCTGCCATTTTTTTCCCCTTTAGTTTATAGGGCGAACTAGTGATTGTTTTGCTTTAGCTTCCGATTGCTAATATATTAAGCTTACCAATATTACTGGTATTCAGCTGCTCACCGCTGACGTGCGTTCGCCCTAATTAAAAATCTCTGCTTGACATTTTTCTAAGTACATAACTTCTTAAATCTATTTCTTGTCTATCAAGCCATTTTAATAATTTTCTAAAATTTCTATCTGTTAGTGGGCCCTTTCTTGTGTTGCATCTACCGCATATCATTTGAAGATTTTTAGGAGTAGAATTGCCACCCAAAGAAAGAGGCAATATATGGTCGCATACCATATTACTGACAAGAAGCTTACAATTACAATACCCACATTTTTTGCCATAAACCCTGTATAAAAGGTCTCTAACTTCTTCCAAAGATATGTTAAATTCAACTTCGTATTCCTTACTTCTTCTCTTTAGTGTTGAACGTAAAGTAGAAGATTTTTTCATTAATCTATGAAACGTTTTTTTAGCATACGTTCCATGGTGTTTCTTTAATTTTTTACTAAACTTTTTCTCCCAGATTGTAAGCCTGTTAGGGGACTTGCGTCCCCTTTTAGGCTTGTAGTATCGTTTTTTTACTTCTGTATTTTCCATTTAAGCACTTCCTGTTTCTCCATAAAAAGTAACCTTAGGCTTGTGTTGTGTTATACTAAAAGTAAAATCATATTTCCATATTCCTATAAACAATCCTTTGTATGATTCCTCATGAATCATACCTAACCTAAAGAATCCTAATATAGCAATCATAGAAATATTTTCCAACATTATTATTTGCACTATACCCTCCTTAATCTAAACGATGGTGTCCATTCTACTTCTGTGTCGAATAATTCACCATCAGTGTTTTTGAATAACTTAACTGCTCTCGTTTTTGAGTTTGATTGACCGTTTAGTCCTATCACTTTTCTTGATGCGTTTTCTATAGCACCTGAACCTTTACCTGCGTACAAGTCTAACACTTCATTTCTACTATAGTCTCTGCTTACTTGTGATATTTGTATAACAATCATATCATTGTTTACAGCCATGTTTGATAATCCGTGTGATATATATTTAATCTTTTCGTATTCACCTCTATAACTAACAGGTGTATCTACTAAATCAATATAATCTACAATTACCAATGCTGGTTGCAACTCTCTTACTTTATCAGCTATCTTATCTAAAGTAGGCGATATAGTTTGAACCATAATGTGTTCTAGCTCTTGGTTATGATAATCATATAGATTGTCATAATCGTTATTAACTTGCTCTTTAGATTTGCCTGATACTATTTGTATATGCCTTCTATGCATATACCATGATGACAACTCTAGACTTAGAAATAATGTAGGTATTTGCCATTCTTTTACAATCTTGTCATTTACAAAATCTACACCTAATGCTAGATTCTGTGCGAATGTAGTTTTGTTTGAACCAGTGGGCCCAAAGATAGTTACAAGTTCGCCTGGATAAATGACTGATTCTTTTTCTATACCTAACGCTCTGCCTAAGTCTATAGTTTTACCACTAAAGTCAGTTGTCAACCTTTCATGTAGTTCTCCTTGCATCTCATCTGATGATTTAATATCTATCAAATAATCTTTTCTTTCAAAGAACATACATTGTGTTTTACAATGTTCTTTCATTATTGTATCTTGACAACCATATTTATAGTTCCTGTTGTAGACATTCTCCACCATTTCCATTATTTTGCTTTCGTTCATACTTTTGTTATTCCAATGCAACATGCATACCTTTGCATAATGACTTGGTATGCCGTGTCTTTTGAAATGACTAATGATTCTCATAGCAGTTACATGTCTTGAGCCTTCTGATGCTCCTTTATTAAGCATAGATTGTACACATGGTACTATTTTGTTTGGCTCTGATGTTTTATTAATGACTTGAATGTCAGGAACTTCTGTTATTATTGTATGCTCTAACTCTCCATCTGCTTGCAAAACATTGTATTTAAAGTCAAGCCTACTTTCTTTAGCCATACTTATGATTTCTTTAGCGTCTAAATTCATAACTTCGTCTCGTGTCAAAGGTATCTTAAATAAGTTTGTCTTTTTATTTAAAGTATGTTGAACTCTGTATATACCTGTTCTCATGTATATACTTGAGTCAATATTTGGTACTAACTTTTTAAGAGTTTGTTTGACTATATATGGCAAATCATTGCCTGGTTTGAAGTTGAATAAAGACCCTGCTAAAATCAAATGATAACCAGAACCAGAGAAGTAAGATTGGAAGCTCCCACAACCAATGTCTGCCTCCTCTAGTTCTAGTATAACACTTCTCAAGATGTCTAAAGTTTTTTCATCTGTATTACCTTGTTTGTCTATGTCAATAGGTATCTTGTCTATGTATCGTATGCCAAAGAAATCTTTTAACGAACCTTTCTCTGCTACATACTCAACCGCTGTATCGTCATATAAATATACACTACGATACAACGGTTCGTTTTTGACATAACTACCAAGTGTTTCTACAGGTATTATTATACCTCTATTGTTAGGTATACCTTTAGCTATCTCTATGTATTTCACAGATTAGATAATCCACTTCCTGAAAGTCCTGTTGTGACTGCACCATTTGGTACTACATCTGTCATTTCTTTAATGTAGCCTTGTGCTTTCATCCACTCTGCATCTTTCATTAACTTACTTTTATTATCTTCTGTGTTTTTCATAATCTTATTCCATACTCTGGTATAAGATTTACCACCAGGTACTTTAGGTTGCTCTTGATAAAAGTAACCAATGTAATCATGGCTTGGCCCATCAACTGGATTAGACTTAATAAAATGCTCATTAAGATATGAAGCAATATTATCTATTGTTTGTCCATCTGATGATTCCCAAGTTCCGTCTACAGTAATACCTGCTTCGCATCCAATCTCTGAAAAGAATTGGTACAATCTTTTAAGACAACTACCACCTGTAATCTTACCAGCTTCTTTCTCGAATGAACCTTTTATCTGCATTGTTCTATCGTAATCACTACCTTTTTGTCTGACTTTTACTTCTAAGAATAAGTCAGCCCAATCGAACTGTCCTGATTTATCTTCAAACTCAACCAAACCAAATTCACATATACCTGTGAAACTGCTTGATGAGCCACTACTTGGCATTTCTGGTTTAAATATAGCCATTATTTACTCTCCTTTTTATATATGTTATTCCATGTTAACTTCATGTCCTTACCTTTTAAGTGTGGACTTCTACTACCAGCTTCTAATGCTTCATTCGCTTTGAATGATACCATTAAATCGCCTTTTTCTTCATCTCTGTAGACATACCCAATAGCATCACAGTCTGCCATTAACATGTTTTTTAACTTGCCTGTTAAGTCTAGACTTTCTGGTTCTACTATTGCTTTACTATCTACTACGGCCTTAGCCCATTTCCTGTGTCCGATGATTATGACATGAGGAAATATCTCTTTTAGAATATTAATAGTATTCAATACCTTTTCTCTGACTAGAGCAAAGCCTTTACCAAAGGCTAAGTCTGCAACAGCTTTAACACCTTCTTCTGCACAAACTGTTTTCTCTGCCCAGTCATGTATTTTATCTACTGTATCGATTGCTACATATTTATATTCATGTCCATCTTGAGCCTCTTGTAATAATTCAATTAGCTCTTCTCTGCTTTTTACTGTTTCTACATAACCTTCAATCATATTTGCACCGCCTTCTGTGTCTATAATTAGACAATCATCTAACTGGCTTAAAGCTGTAGTCTTACCAACTTTAGGTGCACCATATAACAACAATGATTTTGGGTTTTGTGAAATAGCTTTACGTTTGACTTTTTTTAGTGCCATACTATTCTCCTATTTCATATGATTAAATAGGCTAGCCTAAGTCACATATTTTAGACTAGCCTATTATATTACGACAAACTACTTAAATAAACAAGTAGTTTTTTCTATTGCCATAGTAGGAAAATGAAAGGACACAAATTCCTCATATGGCTGTTTCTTTACTATCTTTCTTACTGCGTTTGCTATGAAACTACCAGACATATTACTGCAATAACTAGTAGCTTTCATATTACATGGTTCCTCACTACCTTCGTCGTCAGGATACCACACTTCTCTGTATTTATCTACGGTAGGTTGTAGTATTACATATTGTTGATAGTGTTCTGCACCCATACGACCATCTATAAGTGCAAATGGTTTTGATTGCTTCCATCCTGCCATTGCTTGTACTGCTTGCATTCTAGATTCCATACTATCAAATCCTAGTATAATAATATCATTGTTATTAAGATACATGTAATTTTGAAACATTTCATCTATGCATACTATTTCTAAACTATCAGGATTAATATCCATTAGTTTAGATTTAAGCATATCTACTTTAGCATGACCAATGTCATACTGAGTGTATTGAGATACACCTACGTTACCTGTATCAACCTTGTCATTATCATACAAACAAAAGTTTTCTGCACCCATTCTACATAGTTGCATGGCTGCGGAGCTGCCAATAGCTCCACAACCAAGTATATGATAATTAAATTGATTTAGATTATCTACAAGTCCTCTTGACCTCATATTAAACTCCATACCAACCTCCTTCTCTTTGCCAGTCAGCAGTTTCATAAACATCTTTTTGCACATTGTCTTCCCATTCTAATAATTCTGCAGGAAATACAGTCATAAGATATTGCTGTAACTCTAACTTATTAAAGTGATTCATTGCTTTGACTTTAAACGGATACTTAAATTTCTTGCAATCTTTATTTAACTTTTTAACTTCTTTGTTAAAATCATTGTATTTACAAGTACCATCTAAATATTCTTCTTGTAGTTTAGTCAATGAATCTACTGTTTTATAATACTCTTCTTCATGTTTTAGTTCAGATTCTTGTTTTTGAATCATATTGTTTTGCCATATAGATTGTTGATAACCTTTATACCCACCAAATATCTGTGTAGTTTTATTGCTACATAGTTCTTTGTACTGAGCCTCCATCTCTTTCGTTATGTTTATTTTCGGTTCTTCTCTCTCTATTGTCAGCGTTGTGTCTATATGTTGCTCTACAGGCAATCCATTTACTCGCCAGAAACTCACTCTGAACAGATACTCTTCTTTGAGGTTAATTACTAAAGCCAAAGAATAACTCGTGTTTTTCCATGCGTCTATCTCATTAGTATCTGTACCTGACCAGAATGCTCCCATTGTATGATGCGAATGCCACCATACAAACTTCATGCTAGGATTATTATATTTCATTGCGTATTTCATAGTATACTCAGCAACGGCATCACCATCTAAATCAGTGTTTGTCCCTGTATTTTCTTGCTTAAGTATTTCTACATCACCAACTTTAATCCTACCATCTTTCTGTGGTACTGCAGTCATCAAGCCTGATATTTCGTTTTTATCTTTATCATAGGCTAGTTTAGCCCATGCTTGAAGTTTGTACCAGTCTTTTTCTTCTATAAAGAATATGTCTTTTAGTTCCATTATGCCCTTTCTGAGCTATTAGCCCACTGTTTCATTATCGATTTCATTTTCTCTGTTGATTCATCTATCACTACTTCTATTATCTCTTGACTATTATCTTTTGTGTAATAACCTTCTTTTTCTAAATACCTTTCAACATAACGGCATATAGTATGATTTTCTTTAGGATATTGATTTTCACACATATGTTCTACTAATCTATCTGTTATTTCATCATATAGTATGTCTTCTTTCAATTGTCCATTTTCATCATAATCATCATCATTATCATTGTAATTATGAAATTCAAAACTCATTCCTGTTATTTCATTAAAGATTTGATACTTTTCATTAGCAGGTAATTCACTAATTGATTCAAGTATTTGACCTATTGCTGATTCATTAATACACCAACTATCATCATCTAATACGATTTTACGCGCAATAGTTTGTTTGTATATTACTGATTCACCTGTAAACCTACAGTCATATTCACTATACATATCTAATATGAATTGTTGTTTCTCATAATAATTAAGATGGCCATTATGTCCATTTGCTGTATGTCGTACAGTTCTATCTAAATGCAATAAAATACTTGATTTAGATTGTGTTGCAATATACTTATCATTCATAGATTTAGGTGCACCTACGTGACATTGATATGGTTGATTGTATGGATTAGAATGAGTAAGACTATAGTAACTAGCCCATTGCAATAATGTAAATGCTGCTACATCTAACTTATTGTTTCTCATTGCTTTATGAAAAGTATCATTAAAAGTATCTAAACATACATTACCATAATTTCTATTATGAACGTTGCCATATCTATTGTTATTAGAAATGTAAGGATGTAATGATAGTGGGTTTTCATATGTTCTAGTTGACATGCCATATGTTTGAACATCTGACCTTAGTCCAGATACTTTATGTCTAAGAGATGTATTGTATTTGATTATTATGTCATTGATTGGAAACTTTTCTATTTGAGTGTCCCCACTAAATACAGTTAACTCTAAATTAGATAAGTATATGTCATAATAAATAAATGGATTTCTATCATTTAGTTCGCCAACAAATAAACTAATTTTTACTCTACCATCTGTCTTTTCATACACATCATTGCATTTACATAACATTTCTTCTATAAATGCATTTACTTTTTCTTGCCATTCGACTACATCAACATCTCTTTTAATACCTAGTTGCTTTAAGTCATGTCTTTCTGCTTCTAGAGTATTAATACGATTTTTGATATAAGTCATATATTGCAATCTATCATATGTTCTATTTATCAAATTATCTAAACCGCTTGACCTTTTATGTAAATCTAACTTTCTATTAAGATAGTGTTTAAATTTATCATATGTACCAGGTCGCCAGTTCCATGCTGGTGTTACATCTATAGGTTCTGCTCCTGTGAATCTTAACTCATTATTAACATTATCTAACATATTTAAGAAATTTTCTTGCCTGCCTGTAGCAAGTGTATTAAGTTGTTCTTGAGTTAAGTTTGTCAATGTACTTAAACCATTAACATTAACAGTTCTTCTACCGTTAAAATATTCCATGCTCTTCCTTTCTTCTCTGTATTAAATGAGAGCCTCACATTTGCCTTTATGCTAGACCGCCACGTATGTCTAGTTTGATATTTGTATTATAATATTTTTACTACTTCAATTATTGAAGCATTTTTAATAGAGTAATTTTAATACAAATTGGCTAATATCTATAGGCCCAGTTATTGGCTCTCATTTAAAGTTATAGTTTACTATCCACCTACTTTGTTATTACTTGCATAAGCAACAACTGCATTATCAGTCAATTCAAAATCATTTTGTCTGATAGTGCCTGATACCATAACATTTGCTGTTGATGGTATGTCTAGTTCTACTCTTAGTTCACCTACTGTTTTAGATGATGTTTCTCTCAAGTTGAACTCGCCGTTTTCTAACATGTTTATCTTTATTGTGTCTGCCATGACATTCTCCTTTTTTATTTGCTTTCTGTTAACTCTTCTGCATAGTCAGTACTATACAATTCGCCGTTCCATGTAAAAGTTATACCTGGGCCATATTGTTGTCTCATGTCCATAAACTTTTCTTGAAACGGAGTCAATTTTACTTCATTTAATGCATCGAATGCATTTTCTAACTTACTTAATTTATGAACCAACACGTCTATTTTGTTTGTCATTGATTCATAATCTGGAACGATTGTGTTTAGTTTTACGGTGTGTATTGTTAACCATATTGTTACCATTGCTAATACAGACCATATTCCTTGATTTTTCACGTTTTCTCCTTGTCTTTACTTTATTTTGAATGAAGACATCGACTTTGTCTTCAAGATATTCTATTTCAGTCATTACACCTCCTTTAAAATTGTGGTGATACATCAGATGTTCTGCTTACATCTGTTGTTGACATCGCTTCTTGTATTGTATACATATGTTCTTGAACCCACTCTTTCGCTTCTTTCCAAGAATCATTTGTATGTTCTACAAAAACTATTTGTTCTGACTTATCACCTTTCAAAGTAAAAGTCAAAATACCACCACTATCTTTATCTACAAGTTCAATTGCTTGAACTTCATTTAGTTTGACCATGCCTATACCATAGTCTGTTGTTATTGTTAATACTGATAACATCATTGAAAATATCATATTTCCTCCTTGTTTATACATTCATTGCATATACGCTCTTCACAATCCATTTCATCTTGATTAAACTTATGAAAACAGATTATACATGTGAATTTTATCATTTTTACCTCCTGTTTAATAATAGTATAAAGAGTGCTAAAAAGGGCCTGAAAGGAGACATGAGAGTAATGCTCATTGTCTAAAATGCCCCGCTGACCTCACGGTTACAGCACACTCTTTATACTAAATTTATTAGAGAGATGCGGTAATCAACCTGATAGTTATTTGGATGATTAGTCCTGGTCTTTCACCTTTTATCCCTTCTACGCTATCATCATCTCTCTAATTTAATGTAACTCATTAGCCTTATAACTATTGATAACTAGTTACCAATAGTGTTGAAGACATCTCTATTATTAACAACTTTTATTTACGTTAATAGAGAGGCTACAAACAATCTTATAGGTTTGTAATTACTGGTGTTCCGCCACCTCTCTAAATTATTAACATCTTACTAAATCAATATGAACTGATTCAGATTTTCTAAATAACTTAAACGCTTTTTTAACAGCGTCAATCCTACTATTTGCAACAATAACTGTTACAAGATTACCATAGTTAAATACTCTGTATTTCATCTCTGCTCCTTTTTTCTGTTTTACAATTGCACTCTTTAACATACATATAATCGCATCTTTTACAGTGATGCCAACTGTCTAACCAATCTTTAATAATATCGCCTATATTCTGCATTATTTGCTCCTAAATTAGCATTTGCGTTGCGTTACACAGCATTGCTGTATGTATTACTACGCGTTTATTTAAATACACCGTGATAAAGAAAAGAGGGCCGAAGCCCTCTCTTCCTACTGCAATTACTTTGCACATGCATCTGCGAGATTGTCCCAATCTTCGTCAGTTGCTTTAGCAGGCTGTAAGACTGCGTTTGCTGGAACGAGTTGAAATTGAGCACGGACTTGCTTGCCAGTCTTCTCAATGAAACCATTCCAGTAATCGAGTTTCAAGCCAGCGGCCTCGGCTAACTCCGTTAGGCGAGCCCTGTGCTCAGAAACTTGTTCAAGTTGGTAACATTTAAGGCCGGACTTGTCCCCCTTAAATGGTGAGAAGACGATTTCCTTCTCTGCCAACCATAGTTTTAATTTTGCCATTGCTTTTTTCATAATTAAAATGTCCTTTATTTTGATTTTAAAAAAGAAATTAAAAATTAATTTCACTCAAAGAGGAAGGGGCAACCCCTAAAAACGGGACGGTACCCCGTTATGTATATCTAGTGTACGCATTCTAGTTCTAATTTTTCAAAATTCAACTAAATTCGCAATTTTATAGGTTTTTTCGCCTTTTTTAAAAAAACTCTTGCAAAAAATATTTTTTGGTGTATTTTATACCATAGGTGTATATAGAGGTATATACAGATTAAAGACTATTGACAAACAATCTATAGGTATACCTGCTGTGTATACATGTATTTTAAAAATTAATTGCACTGTATATGTGTTTGTCTTTAATTTATAACCGTATTATGGATTATAATAAACGCAAATTAGAGCCTATTGACAGTTTAAACTATTCGCCTAAGGTAAATCCAGCTTGGGCAGAACTCCTCTATAAAGGAGTTGGTAAAAGAAAGAAACTAAAAGAGTCATTTAACATGTTAAAAAACAATCCTGAGTTAGCAATACAAGGATTATTAGGTAAAAGTTTGCTAGATAAACAGATTCAGCCTTTTGTTGACAAGATTATGCCTGAAAAGACAAAGCTAGACATTGCAAAAGGCAATCTAATGTATAGTCCTAATGAGAATTTAGACTTATCGATAGATAAGGATGCAACTTTTAATTTAAATTTTAGGTTTTAAATGTCACAAACTTACGATAACCAAGGA